GTTTATCTCTTATCTCTAGCGATCACGTGTCCACCTTGTCCATCGCCTTTGTTTCTTTCTTTTACTTTTACTATACTTCTTGTTCTATCAAATGCGTGACAATCTGTTTTATTTTCCATATTCCAAATCGTATCTTTGATATAATGATTTATATAAGTTTCAAAAAACGTTTTACTAATATCTAATGTACTATTAAAACCTATAACTCCACATTCTGTGTAATGACTTCTACCATAAAAAGTTGTAAATGTATTACCAGGAATAAATGTATCCATAAAATTATCTGGTATTTGTTTAATGAATATATTATCTGCGTCTAACCACATAAACTTTTTGTTTAGTTTACTTGCGTGATATTGTGCGAATACTTTATAACTAAATCGTACAGCGTTTTGTAAAAAGTCACTATCATCATTCCAAGTTTTGTCTTTATGTCTTGTAACAAAATGTCTTAATTCTGGTTCTTCTTTAAATATATTTACAAAAGTAAAGTTAGGGTGATCTGTAAATTTAGTATCATCTTCTACATAACAAATTACTTTAATTGTTTGTTTTGTATCAATATATGTTTGGATAAACTGATGAGCGTAATCATCATACAACCTACTATTAAAAGTTGTGATGAAAAACTTATCTTCGTCTGTCCAAATTAACTTATTCATATCGTTTTAAATCCGCTTGTATCATATCTCTTACTAAAGTTTCTAAAGTATGTTTTGGATGCCATAGTAATCTATGTCTAGCTTTTGTATTATCGCCAACTAGTAAATCTACTTCCGCTGGTCTAAAAAATTTAGGATTAGTTTTGATAATATAATTACCTTTTTCATCTAATACTTCGTGTCCTTTAAATTCATATTTTATATTTAATTCATCTAAACATCTTACTATGAAATCTTTTATTTGAATTGTTTTACCTGTTGCGATAACATAGTCTTCAGGTTCCTCTTGTTGTAACATTAACCACATCGCTTCAACATAATCTTCAGCGTGTCCCCAATCTCTATATGATTCTAAATTACCAAGTTCTAATACTTTACCTGTTTTTGTCCACTCTACTAAACCTTTTGTAATTTTTCTTGTTACAAATTCTTCACCTCTCATTGGACTTTCGTGGTTAAATAAAATACCACAACACGCAAAGAGATTATAACTTTCTCTATAATTGACAGTTAAGTAATGTGAATAAGCCTTGGCGCAACCATATGGACTTCGTGGATAAAATCTTGTTGTTTCACTTTGTGGAGTTTCTGTAACTTTACCAAACATCTCACTTGTAGAAGCTTGATAAAATCTAATCTTTGGATATTTGTTTCTTATGACTTCTAATATATTTAATACACCTAAAGAGTTTGTAATAGTTGTAACTTGTGGTTGTTCAAATGATAAACCTACAAATGATTGTGCCGCAAGATTATAAAACTCATCTGGTTGTATTTTATCTAAAACTTTTTCTATATTATATGGTTCACCTAAATCAATATCAACAAACTCTATTTGATCTGTAATACCTAGTTCATCTAAACGCCAGTATCTTTTACCTGTATTGCGCCTCTGAGCGCCGTACACCTTGTATCCTTTTGATAATAGTAGTTTCGCTAGATAACCACCATCTTGTCCTGTTACACCTGTTATAATCGCTTTCTTCATTTAATCCTCGTCATATCACCAAGTTTATTTAAACTACTTATATCAGTTTCAAAAACACAATCTACCATATCATAACCATTTACTCTGGCATATAATAGTCTTTTGTTTCCAAATCTAATATTCATACCATTTACAATTAATGGCCATACCATACCATCTTTACCAATTCGTTCTACAAGTTTTTCATAACCTGGAGCGTCAATCGCACAATGACCATAATCTAAATCATTTACATTTACTGATTGTGTTAAATAACCGTCTATTGTTTTATTTGCTTTTAAAATTTTCATAACCAACCTTTGCTATATAAAAACTATCAACTATATCTGATACAGGATTACCAATCTTCTCTACATCAAATACTTTTTTCAAGTCTGTGTTTGTTTCTTTACTAAATGATTCATACATCAAATCTTTATCAGCGTTGCCTTTACCCGTTGCGCCTTTCTTAACAACACTAGGTACAACTGTTTCGTAATCTACACCCATCTCTTGTAATCTATATTTAAGTATACCACAGTTCTCAGCAATTTGAAATACTGCTTGTCCTTTTGATCCAAAAGAATATCCTTCTATGAATACTTGTTGTGGTGAGTGGAAAGTTTCTTTGATTGTGTCGAATGCCCAATCTGATATTTGACTAAACCTATGTATAGGTGTTTTGTATTCTTTATGTTCGAAGCCGAAAATGTTTTTTGACATTGGCCCAATATATTTTTTCTTATTTGTTAGATAATAAAACTGACTATTCTCAAAAATAAAATCTTCAGTTACACAAATTGCTGGACTTGTTAAACTATAATCAATTCCAATTATCGTCTTCGGATTCGTTTGTCCAAATTTCTTCTTCATCATCTTCTAGTTCCTCTACTTCGTGTCCACAGAATGGACAAGTTAAAGGTTCTAAATCCTGTATCTCTATATCCCATTCTACAGTATATTTAGTTTCGCAACTAGAACAAGTTTTTTGTCTTTTTTCAATCATTATAATTTAAACTTTTTAAACTGGTCTTTTTTAACGTCTTGTTTGATACCACCAATAACATAACTTTCAATTTCTGTTTCTTGTGGTGCGTTTTGTGTACTTCTACTATTTAACCAGTGATCTACCCAAGGTAATGGGTTTGTCTTTTGGTCGTAACTTGGTTTCAATCCGATTGCTTTCATTCTTCTATTTGCCATATACTCTACAAATTGATGTAATAATTTTTCTGATAAACCTATCATAGAACCTTGAGAGAACAAATAAGTCGCCCATCTCTTTTCTTCTTGTACAGCTTCATCATACATCTTGTAAACTTCTTGTTCTGTATCTTTAATTACTTTATCCATTATCTTATCTTTTTCTATATCTCTATAATTGTTTATTATTCTTTGAGATACTGCCAAGTGTTGACTTTCATCTCTGGCGATAAAAGATATAATCTTTGCTGAACCTTCTAATAGTTTTAGTTCACCAAACGCAAATGAACAAGCGAAAGATACATAAAATCTTAATCCTTCTAATATGTTAACTGTAATCAAAGCTTTCCATAATCTTTTCTTTAATTCGTATTCATCAACTTTTGATTTATCTAATTGGTACTTATAACCGATTTCAATTAGGTCATCATAACATTGTGTAACTGATTGCGCTCTTTTCTCTATCTTTTCATCTTTGATAATTGTATCAAATATATCTGCTGGATCAGAATATAAATTTTTAATAATGTATGTATAACTTCTACTATGGATAGTTTCCATAAAGTCCCAAGTTACAATACAACCTTCTAATTCTGGTAATGAACAAAAAGGTAAGAATGCTAGACAAGGACCTCTACCTTGTACACTATCTAACATTGTTTGATACTTTAGATTAGATGTAAAGATATTCTTTTGTTCTGGTCTTAAATCTTGGTAATCGTTTCTATCTTTTTGTAAAGATACTTCTTCTGGTCTCCAAAAATAACCTAACTGTTGTTGTGTTAATTTATCAAAGATAGGATATTTCATAGTATCATATCTTTGTACAGCCAAGTCCTCTCCAAAGAACATAGGGTTCTTTAAAAAGTTTACATCTTTACTTTTATTGAAAACTGATCTTGCCATAGCGTTTTATTTATTACTTTCTTATATTGTACAAGAATCACAGTTCTCAGGGTCTTCTGTGTCTTCTTGTGGGTTATCTTCTGGTACATTATCATTAAAACCTACAGGATGTGCGGGTTCGTCAATATCTTTTTTCGCATCATATGTGTTTTGATAATATGAAGTCTTCCAACCTAATCTATATGTTGTCAATAAGTCTTGTGCCATTTGAGATATAGATACTTGATTTTCTTCAAAGTGTTCTGGATTGTATGACCAGTTACCTGATATTGCTTGGTCAAAATATTTCTGCATTACAGCAACAACATTTATATAACCTTCATTTGATTTCATATCCCATAACAAAGTATAATTGTTTTTAAGTTTCTTATACTCTGGTACAACTTGTTTTAAAGGACCTTTTTTAGATTTCTTTACACTTAAATAATCTCTAGGTGGCTCTAT